GTCCGTGCATATGTTCGCCTCATTGGGGTCCTCTTTCTGTATCCATGCCCACGTGATAAGATGTTTGTACAACTTGTGGTAGCACTCATGTAGAATGAGAAACCGTAACTCTGCATCATTTAGCTTGGATACAAAGTCACGATGATACCATTCGTCTCTGCCATTGGTACACGCAGTAGGCATACCATACTGCCAGTCATCTGCGTCTACCACCACACGTTCACCCAACATGAGTATGCCTGCGAGTGCGACATACTTTGGGTTTTGCATGATTGAGATGACGGCTTTCTGCACACGTTGCTCTTCCGTCAACTGTTCACTTGTAATAAACATTTTTCTACCTTTCTGTTAGTCAGCGACTAACTGTTTACTTCTTGTCCGATGCGAACATATAGTTGTTGTCCATTGCCCACTTGGTGAACTTCTTGTTGGTCATGACCATAGATTGCTTGGTATATTTGGGATCACGTACACCATTGGCAAACATACCTTGTGCCTCTTTGTCCAACCGTACCATGTAGTCCATCCAAGCATCAATCCAGTCTTTCTCCAAAGTTGCTAGTGTGCGATACACAACCATACACACGGCAGATGCAGACGTAGGCACTTTGGCATTCTTTGGGTCTTTCTTGATACTCTCGAAAGATGGTAGTTGGTCAGCGAGTTTGACAAATGCCATCAAGTCCATAGCACCACGTTCACCGATCGTGCCCATGAGCATAGCAGTAAGTGTAGTGTCATTGAGTTTGTCACGTCGCTCCAACCACACACTACATGCCTCAAGAGAACGTGGTGTCACAAAAGACGTACGTTGTTGCTTGGGGTGATAGATGTATGGGTTGTCATCGGGGTTCTTAACATCCTCGAAAGAATAGAACAACTGTGGGTTTTCCTTACACCAACCAAGTAGTGTAGGATCAAGTCCCTTGTTGACACCATAGGATATGAACTCGAGATTGGTTGGTTTCTTCATCACACTCATGACAATACGATTACGTCCGTGAGGTGGTATGAGATCGCCAACGCCCTCTGCTCCAAGATTGGTTGTAGCAAATACCAAACTGTCCTTGTGTAGTTTGTAGCTACCAATCTTACGCTCGAGCATAAGCCGTAGCATTGCATTCTTGACGGCTGGGTTTGCCTTACCATACTCGTCGATCATGAGTATGATTGGTTTGTCGTGATGCACACCAAGTTCTTCGTTAGTGAGATACGACACAAACCCAGTCCCGTTGTCTAGCTTGGACACGTTAGGTATTGTGATATCGCCCAAGTCTTTGGTGGTGCAGTCAAAGTAGCACGGCACATAGGTCGGATACTTCTCAGCAAGTATGGACAAGATAGATGATTTACCAGTACCCATGTGACCTTGCACTAGGATAGTCCTCATTTCTCCTGCCGTCTCGATGGCGTTAACAGTCTCGTCAATAGATAGCGAGTACATTTGAATTGCTTGATTAGTCATGGCATAAGCCTCCTTTTAAAAGTGTTAGTCAGCGACTAACGGTTGGTTACATATCTAATGATGGTAATGATTTAATAACTTCGTCAACGGACTTCTTGGTCTCGGCACGTAGAAACTCGTCTTCACGTAGAGCATCAGGTGTAACACCTTGAAGTGTATCCTCAAGTTTTAATCGCATAGCCTCCATCTGACTATCGTTGGTGACATTGCAAACGGATAGTAAGTCAACAATGTCGAGTACATTACTAACAAGAGTATCACGAAATACTTTCTTGCTTTCATGACTTGCATAGTCCAATCGCTCGGACATATTTGATAGACACTTGTATGCACGTTGCCATATGTCGTTCATGGCATTGTTCAACTGCGTCGTGTAATACGTTTCGTAATGGCTCTTCATCTCGGCTTGTGCCTCGTTGTTGATGTCCAAACGAAAGTCGCCTGCCTCGGGTAATGGCATATACGACAATCTGAAACCGAACTTTCTTGATAGACTGTCGGTAGTTGGATAGTCATTACGATTGAACAGATCGCCTAGCTTGGCTTGTGCTTGTGTGATCTCCCAATCATATGCTTGTAAGAACGTGTTAACACAATCATCAAACGAGGCTTGGATCTCGGTCATGGTTTCGTGATACTTGAAGTATGCTTTTGTTGTGAGCAATCGCAAACCAGTATCTGACCACGGCATTGTCATACTGTAGTGTGCAGTACGTGCTACACCGACAACAGTATCGATCGCCTTGAGTTCTGCACAATCACCAAGTAATTTCTTGTGGACATTTGCGACACCAGTTTTTGCATTTGCAGATAACGCAACATCTCTTGATGCTGACTTGTCTAGCTTACGACCAGTCCACTTTGATATGCCTAACTCGACAAGTGTTGCCGAACTAGATATTGATGGGGTATTTGTTAGTGGCTGACTAACAGTTTTAATATTTGATGTATTCATAATAGTATCTCCTTAGTTACTATGGTTAAAGTTAGTATTGTTATCGGGTGTGAAGTGCTTGACGTAACGGAAACCGTTAATCATGAAAATCTCCACAAACTTATCACCGTGCCACTCGAAGTGTGACGTGGTTCCTTTTGGTAGCCTTTTGTATTCTTGTCGTCGTGGCTTACGACGTTTTGTTAGTGGCTGACTAACATTTTTAGTAGAACGTGACATATGATACCTCCGTGTTATGTTATGGCGTAAGTGCCGAAATCAAGAACCTTTCTTGATTGTTCTTATATTATAGCACAAGTATCAGATGGTGTCAAGTTTCTTCAGAACGTGTGTAGGTGTGTCTTGTAGTGTGTTCCCGTAGTAAATCGTGTGATGTACTGTAATGTTCTGCAATGTTCGTTTTCAAATCCGTGTAAGTCCTTGATTATATTGTAATGTTCTAATGTTCGTTTTTTTAGAGAATTGGACACCTGCCTCGAGACGCTCACGACCTCCGAACATTTCAAAAGTAGTTTATAATGTTGCTAAGTATTATTTACAAAAACGAACATTATATATAAAAAATAAGATTTACTAAGATTTGCTAAGTTCTACTAAGTAAGAAACTAAACAGTTAGTCACTGACTAACACTATATACCATCAAAACATAATGTACGTTTAACACTTGCAAAAAACGAACATTAGCCGAACATTCGCAGAACATTATAATAAAAAACGAACAATAGGCTCAATGCGACTTCAGTAACTGGTTTCAAATAATAACGTGTTTGGCTCAATGCGACTTCAGTAACTGGTTTCATGTGGTGACGTGTTAGTGGCTGACTAACAAAAATACGATCGGCTCAATGCGACTTCAGTAACTGGTTTCTTTTTTTAGGCAAAAAAAATGCCCGACCAAAAATTAATTTGATCGAGCAATAAATATTAAGTTAATAACAAGGTAACAAATGCCATCAAGAATAAAATAAAACCACCAAGATAAGCAAATACATAAGCAAATATTTTATGCCATCTTTCAGATGAAGAACAGTAATTAATTGTTCTATATCTTACGCTTGGTCTTATTCGTTTTTGTCTTACAGGTATATCTTTAAGATCTTTTTTATAAGATGCCATCATGTTTTCCCTTATTAAGTTATTATAAGCTTGATTGTATTGTCTATAATTATCATATTCAATACCATTTAAAATATACTTTTCCATTTTTATTTCCTTAAAAAATTATGGGGCAATCTTAATTGATTGCCCCATGTTAAGATGTTAAGCTTTACTGATACAAGCTCTTGCATTAGTAATATGTTTCTTGATACTTTCAAGATCATTATTATCTAACCACTTAATACTTTTATCAGTAGCATTTGCATTAAGCTTTGTGACCAAAGTAGCAAATAACTTATCAATTTGATCGTATTTACTACCTTGTCTGCTACCGCCTTTTTTCTTGGTCTTAGTAGCATTAACTAAAGTATTGACCATCTTGTTAAGTATGCTGTCAGGTTGAGCTCTTAACTTACGTTTTTGATCAGCCTTAGTCTTATAAGATGCGGTCTTCTTTTTAAAGCCGTATGTTTCTGTGATGTCAGCACAATTATAAAGCTTGAAATCTTTAGCATTATACTTAGCTTTAGCAATCGTATCTTTAAGAATGTTATACTCATCTTTACTAAGATTAGATTTCTTAGTATTTGGATTAGTAAAGTTAAGGTAAACTTTGTCAGCCTTTACGTTAGGATACAAAGCGATTGCCCAAGCACAAAATAATCTATTTGCACTCTCAGTGCTTTTCTCAGCACTGATAATAGATTTAGTATGCTTGAAAAATTTGGTTAAGTTTTCGTCTTTAACCAAGACGTTAGATTTTTTAGACATGATATGCCCCTTTCAAAAATTGTTAGTCAGTGACTAACAGAAGTTAACCAAGGTCTTTTCTTGTATTTGTTGCCTTGATGATTATTAATAGACCATATCTTAACGTGTTAGTATATAGCTAAATAGACAAAAACGTGTTATTTCATGGTATACCATGCCCCCATGCCCCTTTATATATGTTATCTATACATATTTTCTATATATTACTAATCTGCACAAACGATTACAAAAATTCTCAAATTCGACCCCCACCCCCCTCTATATAGGAAGACCCCCCCTTTGGAGTCCCAAACTACTTGCAGAAAAAAATTTTTTATGTATATATAAAATATCGGTTAACAACCTGCGATGAATATGTATGACTATAACTGTAGAACCTGAGTTAGGTATTGAGTTTTCTCCTAATCTACCACCCGTGGACTTAAAGACACGGACAAAGCATGCGGCTGAGACTGCCAAAGAACTAGAAAAACACGGATTAAACTTAGAACCTACCAAAGAGGACAAAGATATTGCAGCAAAATTAACCGTTGCGTATGCAGACGATCCCGAAACCACATCTAAAAAGGTTACTACAAAGAAAGCATCTACACTTACTCCTGCTAGTCTTGTGTTAACAAACAATATTTTAAAAGAGTTTGGGCAGTCTGTTGTTGAGAGTGCTACGCACATAAGACATCTTGTTACCAATAAGTTATTATTAGAAACTGAAAACCCTGATCCTAAAGTGCGTATACGTGCTTTGGAGCTTTTGGGTAAAATGTCTGATGTTAGTTTGTTTGCAGAAAAATCTGAAGTTACAGTAACACATCAATCCACTGATGATTTACGAGAGAAGTTACGTGCGAAGTTAAATAAATTAGTAAAAGTAGAAGATGACAGAGATAAAGATCCCGTTATAATTGATGGAGAATCATTCGATGTTGATAAGGAGTTAGGATTAAAGGATGAGTGAGTTGATTTGTAATATGCCAGCAGAGAAAGTGTGGGTTAGAAAAGAATATTTAAGAGATTTAAAAGATGGACATGGAGAATTTGTAGAGGGTGTATGGGTATCAGCCAAGTCTATCCCTGGTAGAGCGTTTTATTTTGAAACATATCTACCACAATACGGGGCTTTGTTTGATAAATTACCTATAAGTGCATTTTTATCCAGACCTAAAACACCTGATCCTGATCTTAGTTTACCAAATTTACAGTTTTGGAACTGTATGGACTATGGTGTAGTATCTATTTGTAAACAATTTATAGGATCAATGGATTTTCAAATATTAAGCAGAGATCATGGAACATTGACAGGTTCGTATATATGCACAATAGACAATTATCATGCAGATGCTAACGGAATTGATTACAGCACAAGCGAAACTCCTGAAGAACACAAGTCACATAACTTGTTACAACTAGATAATGGGCAGTTTTGCCTCTATCCGAACAATAGAATGAGGGTTTATGACAATTCTTTGACCCCGCAGAAGCCATTAGATCCTGATTTTAAGGTTAGCACCATAAATTATCAGGTAGAAAATGGAAATATGACCCGATTAGGGGATACTGACGAGTATTTTTGGAAAACTAAAGATGAGTGAAGCTATCATTGACTTTTCTGAAGACGAAATTAGCGTAATGTTGGCTAATTTAGATAAATATACGCCTGAAGAAGTCATGGAGATAGATAAATTAGTTGACGAACTAGGAAAACGTAAGAAAATCAAGACGATATACGACGATCTTATAGCATTTTGTAAACATATGCAGCCAGATTATATTGTAGGTAAGCATCACAGAATGCTGGCAAACATGTTAATGGATATAGAACAAGGCAAAAAAGATAGAATATGTGTAAACATACCACCACGTCATGGTAAGTCCCAGTTAGTGTCTATATTTTTTCCTGCATGGTTTTTAGGTAGGAATCCTAACAAAAAAGTGATGATGGTATCACACACTACAGATTTAGCAGTGGACTTTGGTAGAAAAGTACGTAATCTAATCTCTACAGATGAATATCAAGCCATATTCCCTACTGTACAACTTGCAGCAGATTCTAAGTCAGCGGGAAGATGGAATACTAATTCGGGAGGAGAGTATTATGCGTGTGGTATTGGCTCATCTATTGCTGGTCGTGGTGCTGATTTGCTTCTTGTTGATGATCCCCACTCCGAGCAAGACGTTATCAATGGTAACTTCGGAGTATTTGAAAAAGCATACGAGTGGTTTACATATGGTGCACGAACAAGATTAATGCCAGGGGGTCGTGTGGCTATCATACAAACACGTTGGCACATGGATGATTTGACAGGGCGTGTGACTAAAGATATGGGGCAGAATGAAAAAGCCGATCAATATGAAGTTGTGGAGTTTCCTGCCATATTAGATATTATAAATAAAGAAACTGAGAAATCAGAACAAAAACCTTTGTGGCCTGAGTTTTTTAATTTAGACGCATTACTACGTACCAAAGCATCTATGCCCGTGTTCCAATGGAACGCACAGTATCAGCAAGAACCAACCGCTGAAGAAGCCGCACTTGTAAAGAGAGAATGGTGGCAAAGATGGGTACAAGATGACCCTCCACCATGTGAATATGTTATCATGTCACTGGACGCTGCAGCAGAAAAACACAACAGAGCTGACTATACGGCAATAACTACATGGGGAGTTTTTCTTAACGAAGAGGTTGACGCGTATAATATTATATTGCTAAATAGTATAAAAAGGCGTATGGAGTTCCCAGAACTTAAAGAACTGGCTATGGAAGAATATGCAGATTGGGAGCCAGATGCTTTTATAGTTGAAAAGAAAAGTGCAGGTACTGCACTTTATCAAGAAATGAGGCGTATGGGATTACCAGTACAGGAGTATACACCACACAGAGGATCAGGTGATAAATTAGCCAGATTAAATTCTGTGTCTGATATAGTAGCATCAGGATTGTGTTGGGTTCCAGAAACAAGATGGGCGGAAGAAGTTATAGAAGAGATTGCAGGATTTCCATTTATGAGTCATGATGACTTGGTTGACTCAACTGTTATGGCACTAATGCGATTTAGACAAGGTGGTTTTATAAGACTACCAAGTGATGAGCCAGAGGAGACTCAATACTTTAAACGTAGAGGAAGTGGATATTACTAATGGCAGTAGAAAAAGCATTAACCCCTAGTCCTATAGAAGAAGCAGCTAAAAAAGAAGATGCTTTAGAGATAGAAATTGTAAATCCCGAGATGGTCACGTTAGACGATGGTAGTGTAGAAGTCACTATTATCCCAGGAGGTGATACTGGAAAAGGTGGATTTAATGCGAATATTGCAGAAGAAATGGAAGATGACGCATTATCTATTTTAGCTGATGATATAATTGACATGGTAGAAGGAGATCTTAACAGTCGTAAAGACTGGGCAGATTCTTATGTAAAGGGTTTAGAAGTTTTAGGGTTTAAATACGAAGAACGCACAGAACCTTGGGAAGGCGCGTGTGGTGTATATTCTACAGTATTAGCAGAAGCGGCTATAAGATTTCAAGCTGAAACTATGAGTGAAACATTTCCTGCCGCAGGACCTGTTAAAACAAAGCTGCTTGGCGAGGAAACAAAAGAAAAAGATGAAGCAGCAGCTCGTGTAAAATCAGATATGAATTATGAGCTCACAGAGAACATGGTTGAGTATCGCCCTGAACATGAACGCCTCCTTTATAGTTTAGGTCTAGCAGGTTCTGCCTTCAAAAAG